CAAAGAAATAGCCCAGAAGCGCAGGCACTAGATGAAATACAAGCGGCATACGAAATGGAGCAGATGGAAGAGCAGATGAGGCTCTTAATCTGGTACAACATGTCTCCAGAGCATTTTAAGCGTATGATGCGGCGTAGAAAACAAATACGAGCTGAAAGGTTAGAAAGAGCAAAAGCAAAAGCAGAGAGGCGCAGACTGTTGATTGATGGGTTGTTCATTTTTGCTTGCGTAGTTGTTGCATTGGGTTCGATTGGATATGCGGCAAGTCTAATTATAGGGGCAAAATCATGATTGTTAGTTTAGTTCAAAGTCTAGCGCAGCCTGTCAGCACGATTCTTGACAAGGTGATCGAAGATAAAGACCAGAAGGCTGCACTTGCGCACGAGATCGCTACGCTCGCAGAGAAACAAGCACAAGACCAAGTTATGGGTCAGATCGATGTGAACAAAACAGAAGCGCAGCACCCATCGATGTTTGTCGCAGGATGGCGGCCCGCAGTTGGTTGGGTTTGTGCTATTGCTATGCTTTTTAATTTTCTATTGATCCCTTTTATAAATCTTGGCCTCGATATCGCTGCGATGAATATTCAGCTTGACCTAATCGACATGGAAACAATGATGCCTGTATTATTTGGGATGCTAGGTCTAGGCGGTATGCGAACTGCGGAAAAGATTAAAAAGGTCGAGAGAAATAAGTAATGGGTAAGTATTGGGATAACGAAACATCCCGAAAAACTCCAAGTTCAGAACTACTGGAATTCTGCAAAACAGAACGCCAGCTAGAAACTCTGACTGCTTACATTAAGTATGAGACATCAGCAGCGGCTGCGGAGGCTCTGGGGGTTACAGAAAGAGCCGTTCGCAACGCTGTGGCAGCTGTTAAGAAAAACGCCGCAAAAGAGGGCTGGTCAGAATCTAACAGAATACCAGACGGTTATAGGTTAAAAGGTCGCAGCACGTTAATAGATGCAGACGGTAATACTAAAATCGAGTGGATTAAAACCGAAGTCGACAAAGATCGCATGGAAGAAATCATGCGTGAGATCACCGAGACTTTAGCTGAACCAATTAAACCTTGGCCTATCGTAAAAGCACCTAAGAAAACAGCATCAGAACTTTGTACTGTTTACACAATCACTGATTACCATATTGGCGCGTATAGCTGGAAAGAAGAGTCCGGTGATGATTGGGATTTGAAGATCGCAGAGGAAACTCTGTATAAAGCATTTACAGATATGATCGATGCCTCGCCGGATTCAGAGCAAGCGGTATTCTGCCAGATGGGTGATTTTTTACACTGGGACGGCCTATCTGCTATAACTCCGCTGAATAAGCACGTTCTCGATGCAGATGGCCGATACGGTAAGTTGGTGCAGATCGCAATACAAACCTGTATCCGAGCGGTCGAAATGCTTTTGCACAAGCATAAAAGAGTTCATGTAGTTATCTGCGAAGGCAACCACGATCTAACCGGATCGGTCTGGCTGCAGGCAATTATGCGTAATGCGTTTGAAAAGAATAAGCGAGTTACCATAGACGATAGCGTTTTTCCGTATTACTCATTCTCGTGGGGCAAGGTATTTCTTGGCTGGCACCATGGCCATTTAACTAGGATTAAAGGTCTGGCGGGCAAATTCTTCTCCGAGCCAAGATTCAGAAAAGATATGAGCGGTGCTGAATATATCTATCTGTCTACCGGCCACTATCATACAAAAGAGTCATTCGAGGACTCTGGAGCCTATGTAGAACGCCATCCTACCTTGAGTGCCCGCGATGCGTATGGAGCGCGTGGATTTCAGCATAGCCAGAGGGGCGCACTTGCGATAACCTACGATAAAGACAAGGGCGAGATCACAAGGATAACGGTGACGCCATGAGCGAGACTAGACTAGAAAGATTAGAAAACAAGATCGACGATTTGCAGGAGGCAGTGATCTCTCTGGCTCGCGTTGAGGAGCGGATAGTCACGATATTTAATCGCCAATCTGAAATAGAAAAGCGAGTAAATAACATGGACGAACACTTGCAAAAAATTCGGCCCACGATTTTACTCGGTGAGCGGATATTCTGGATGGTTATGGTGGCTTCTGTATCTGCCTTCACGGGGTATTTTGCATGAACGATGTTATCAATTTTCCTAACCAAACTGACAAAATATTAGAGCGCGCATGGTATGATTTAGAGGAGATGGTCGAGGATTTGACCAGTTTAGGAATCGAGCCGATGGAGATCGTCGGCTTACTGGAAACCTTTAAGGTTTCTTTAATCACATCTAACGTTGAATTTGAATACGAGGAATGAGTTATGGGTTTATTTGAATATCTGAAATGGGTAAAGCGTCTTTGGTCTACAGTGGTCGATATTGTAAAGCTGATCGAGGAAACTATACCGGATGACGGCGCGGGTAATTCAAAGTTGGCAGCATTCGACGCAATGCTAAAAGGCGCGATTGAAAAGGCTGACGATATTGACGAAGATTTCGATAAGCTCAAGCCTGTAGCGCACGATATTGTTAATGCTGTTGTAACTCTGTTTAATGCTACTGGCATATTTAAGAAATCGTCATGAGCCAATACGATAACCCATCGCCGACAAGTAACTTTCTATTCGATATTGCTCGTGGGAACATGGTTGGCGCTACGCCAGTAAATATCTTCGGATTTAATACGGCTGTAGGCGACACTTACGAAACGCTATGGAATGCAGGAGGGTTATATACTTTCCCAACTGAAGCCAAAGCTATGACCATTGTTAGCAGTGCTGCGGATACGATGCAGGTGCTAATTAACGGTCTGGACGCTGACTATAATGAATTAGTCCAAGTAGTTACGCTAAATGGCACAAGCCCTGTTGCAATTCCTAAAAGCATTTTCAGAATTAACAGCGCGTTAATTTTGTCTGGCTCTAACGTAGGAAACATTACTATTGCCAGTGGCGGCGTGACTTACGGTTATATTCAAGCAGGTTTAGGCATTACTCAAAGCTGCGTGTATACAGTGCCAGCTAACCATAAACTTTACCTATTCAGAATTGATCTTAATTCAGCGACAGCAAACCCAAATAAATATATTACTATCCATAATGTGGTTTGCGCGTCTAACGGACGAAAGCTCAAGGTGGCGCAGGCTACTTTTGGCACGTCACAAATTAGCTATGACCGTCAAGTGCCATTTATGATAGACGAGAAAAGTGATTTTACGTTTGAAGCTAAGACTATTTCAGGCGTGGACGAAGTTGCAATTTTTGTCGAGACAGTGTTATACAGAAATCCGCGAGATGATTAACAGACTTGAAGACTTGCTCATTCGACATGAGGGTCTAAAAAACAAGCCTTATCGTTGCAGTGCTGATGCTTTAACTATTGGGGTGGGTCGGAATCTGGAGTCCAATGGTATCAGCTACGATGAGGCTATCTTTCTTCTCCGCAACGACATCAATCGAACAATCATAGAACTTTGTCAATTCGAGTGGTTTAGTGACCTCGAAGGCGCAAGGCGTGATGCGATTATATCGATCTGCTTTAATCTCGGCCTACCCAGATTCAAGACCTTTGTAAAAGCGATCGCAGCTTTAAATGCCAGAGATTACACCCTAGCATCTGACGAGTTTATGGACAGTAAGTGGCGTAGGCAGGTAGGTCGGCGCGCAGTAGAACTATGCGCAATGCTTGAGGAAAATGAGTACCCTAGAATTTAGGTACAATCCACTGCCTTTCTGGATATTTTTTATCATCTGGCTCAGTATATAACTCGATAAGCATATCGATATAGTGTTTGGCTTTTTCTAAATCTTCAACACCATTTTTATCGCGAAAGCGGCAGATATACTTAATTGCATTACCCTGCAGATAGCTTAAACCATTTTGCTCGATGAATTCGGCAGGCTGAATCTTCATTTTTTTATAATGATTCCCGCCGACTTGCGTATCTTTCCAAGTCAATGTACTAACTCCTCTGCGTTACTACAAAACTCGGTGGCATACCCAAGAAACTCTGAGCGCACTTCTGGGTACTCTGCAAAAAATCTTTGGGTCATGTCATTTTGAAATATTAACGTGCCGAATGCGCGCTGNGCCTCAGGANTCAAAGAGTTGATATTGTCTTTCAGCCATGCCGCCATTTCTTCTGGGTCCATCAAGTCTACATGAATCGTCATTTCTACACCTCGGGTTACCTGTTTCAAGC